TTTTTTATATCTCTATTAGCCTCAGTATATTTAAGTGGCTCTAATGTATATGGAGGTAATATTAGAGGTCATAGGGGTAATGGTGAATTAATTCATATAGATACCGAGCAGGGATTATGGCATTGTCAAAAAGTATTCAAACGAGTTTATGATATGGATTCATCAACAGATCCTAATGTTTATCATACGTTTGGGCTAAGAGCAATAGGCTATAAGCAGCGTTTAGAGTTCATTGAGTACTACCTATCAAAAAAAATAAATACTCCATCTCTTGTCATTATCGATGGAATTGCCGACCTTGTAAGTGATGTTAATTCATTAGTTGAGTCTAATTATGTTATTCAAAAACTAATGGAATGGAGTAGTCGCTTCAATGTACACATAATAAATGTGATCCATCAAAATTATGGGACTGCTAAAATGACCGGTCATCTTGGTTCTTTTTTAGAGAAGAAATGTGAGACACATATCGAATTAGAGGCAAATACAGTAAATAAAAACTGGGTTACAGTTAAGTGCAAAAGGAGCAGAGGATATGCTTTTGATACATTTAGTTTTGAAGTAAATGAACTAGGTATACCTACCATTGTAAATGACTTGTATGATCCATTAAAAGAGTATGATTGAAAAACAAATGATTCTTCTTGCTAAAAAGCACAATACTTGGATTGAGATAGTGTGTTCTTTTGGCTGCACAAAATCAACTTCAGAGGATTTAGTACAGGAGATGTATTATAAAATTCAATTAAAAATGGAAAAGGGTTTGGATATTATGTATGATAAAGAAATTAATTATTTCTATATATATAAGACTTTAAAAACTTTATTTATTGACTTAAAAAGAAAAGGTAAAAATATTACAATGGTTACTTTAGATCATATACACTTAACAAATGATGATGTAAATTATACTGAGTCTTATGATAAGGTTTTAGAGGTGTTAGATAAAATGTATTGGTATGATAAAAAAGTATTTGATGTTATAAATTCAGGTGAGTCTATTGCTGAATTTTCAAGGAAATCAAAAATACCATACTATTCATTATATAACACTTATAAAAAAGTTAAATTAAAAATAAAATTAGTATTATGAAACTTGGAGATCTTATATATTATATAACAAAATATACAGGCATAAAATATTTAGTAGATACTTATCATTCATTTAAAGGAACTAAATGTGATTGTGATAAAAGAAGAAAAAAACTAAATAATTTAAAAATTAAAAGATGGTAAACTTTGAAAAAAATGACAAAAGAGATTGGGACAAATTTAGAATGGGTAAAAACGATGTCATTAGTGCAGCCGAATTTGACTTGGTTTGCAACTTACACTCTAAGTACTATTCACACACATACTATAAGCCGTGCACCTGCAGCCCAAAGACCATAAACAAATGGATTAAAGATCTGAATATCATTTGGGATAATGGGGATAAAAAAGATTAATAAATGGGAACAGGCAGTTGTATTACTTTTAAATTTTGATGGTTGGAAATTAGAATGGACTGGTAAAGGTTCTAGTATATATGATGCAAAGGGAATATCTCCAAAGGGTAAACCTGTTGTAATAGAAATGAAATTTAGAACTAAATACTATCCTGACAAAATGCTTGAAAAGGATAAGTATGATGCTCTAATGGCTTTAGATAAATCAATTATAAAGATATACTTTGTAAATGATCCTAAAGGCAATTTTATGTTTTGGCTAAATACTCTTGATATGCCAGAAACAATAAAAAAATATTGTCCAGATACTACAATGTGGACAAAAAAAAGATTGTTAAAAGATGTTTATCTACTCAATGAAAACCTAGCAGTAAGAATAAATATTAATCTTTATTAAAATAAACTTATTAAATTTATTGTTTATAAGATAATTAGTTGTATCTTTGAGTATGATTGCAAATAAGCAGTTATATAAAACAGACATAATGAAAAATTATCCTACCCTTATTAATGAATTTACTGACTATGTTATTAGTTTTTATAATAACAAAAATGGTATTTATCCTATTGCATCTATTAATCAAATAAAAAGTGCAGTAAACAAATTTATAGAAACTAAGCCTTTATCAGAGTTTCATTTTGATTCATTTGATAGAGAAACTGTTAGATGTATTTTACAACCTTCACATTCAATATATATATAATAATTTAAAATATAATTATGAAAGTAAATGAAGAGGCTTGGAGACAAGTAAAAGAGGCTATAGAAAAACATACTAATGAAGATGATATGATAACAGATGTATCAATTAATTATCACGTAAAAGATTTAGGTAAAACAAAAAACTATTTAAGACTAAACATTAAATTAGAATTCAATGGATAAGAAAAACAGACAATATAGATCAAGACAAGGCAGATCAGATAAAAGTTATAGCCAATCAATGATGGTTTTAATGACTGCATATTTAGGAATATTAATTATAATAGCAATAATACAATGGGTTTAAAAGACAGAATAAAAGAGTTAGAACAGGAATTACAAGAAGCAAAAGATAATTCAAGTGTATACGTTCACGAGGTGCATACCTTACATTGCAGCAATGGTGAACTCTATATGGATTATGGATCATTAAATAAGGAATGTAAATCTATAGTATTTAATATAAGTACACTTTTTAATGACCTTCCTTGCATTGTTGATATAGTATGCGAAGAGCATAAAAAACAAACACAAGATGTTATTGATAGAATTAAACAATTATGATTTTACTTATAGATGCAGATAGTTTAGTGTTTGCAAGTTGTTACAGGAAAAGAGAAAACCCAGAAGATGAACCATACTATTCTGATATTGCAGATGCAAGGAATAAGTTTGATAGTCAATTTATGGAGATAGTCAATAGGCTTGAAGAAAATTATACTATTGATAAGGTTTTAACATTTAGTGGATCTAAAGGTAACTTCAGAAAACTATTAAATAAAGACTATAAAGCAAATAGAAAAAAAACTGAATTACCTCCATTATTAAATGAAATGCATCAATTTGTAAAGGATCAATATGATAGCATATATGGGTATGGTGTAGAGACAGATGATATGGTTGCAAGGTATTGGTATCAATTGGTAAAAGATATTGGCAGAGACGAGGTTATGATCGTTTCTATCGATAAAGACTATAAACAGTTTCCTGCGTTAATATATAACTATCACTTTAAGCACAAGGAGATATATGATATTTCAGAAGATGAAGCCTTATATAATTTTTATGAGCAAATGATAATGGGCGACTCTTCAGATAATGTAAATTTCTTTAAAGGAAAAGGTAAAAGATTTGCAGAAAAATACTTTGCTGATTGTATAACTAAATATCAATATACTAGAAAATTATATGAATTATTTATATTAGAATATAAAGGTAAGGCAAGACAGAAATATGCTGAATGCTATCATCTTTTGAAATTAATAACTGAATGAAAATTACATATCCTAAATCATTTTGGAATATTGCAGAGCAGATTGGAGCAGCAAGATCAGTAGTCAATACAAAGATAAAAGAAAATAGCCCTAGATTTGATAGAGGTGTTAAGAATAACCACGTAAACACTTTAGGCATATTAGGTGAATTAATTGTTATTGATTATTTAACAGAAAAAAACATTACTTTTGAAATGGCTCAATTGATAGATTTTTATCCTAGCAAAAATCCAGATCTTATCATTAAGAATAAAAGAATAGATGTTAAGGCTAGTAAATTAAATAAAGATTATAGTTTAAATGAGGCTCATTTATTAGTAAACAAAGAAGCACATCAAAAAGGATTAAACAAAATAGATTTATATTGGTTTGTTTATATTATTAATGAAACTGAAGCAGAGTTTTATTTTGTAGATTATGACAAAGTCAGTCAATGGAAATGCAAGTTAATGAAGTATACAGATGCTTATTATAATAAAATACTTAGAATAAAAAACAATGAATAGTTTAAAACCAAATGAAATAGGAATGAAAGTAATAGAACTTTCAAATATAGACATATATAAAAACACTAGAAAAAGAGACTATGTTGAGGCTAGGGCTTTACTATGTTATTTACTAAGAGAAAAATTAAATCTAAGATGGACATATATAGCAAATTTTTTTAATTCACAAGGAAAAAAAATGGATCACGCAACTGCAATGCATTTAGTTAAAATGTATCCAATATATAAAAATGATAATAAACTATTAATTGAATGGGAAAATATGTTTGTTTTTAAATCTGAGATGGAATATGATGAAATTGATAAAATGCATTATTTAGAAAATAAATATAATAACATACAAAAAAAATATTTTGTTCTATTAAAAAAATTAGAAAACCCACTAATAAAAGAAATAACAGATTTGCCTGAACATAGGATTGAAGATGTAATGCAAAAAATATCTCTTTTAAAAAAAGGATGGGAATGGAAAAATAAATAAATAAAATACGTTATATAATTATGCAAGACGTTCAGATTCAAAAAGTTAAAATAGATACTATATTTGAAAACCATACAAATCCTAGATTTATAAATGAAAAGAAATTTAAGAAACTACTTAAAAGTGTAAGAGAATTTCCAGAGATGTTAAAACTAAGACCTATAGTTGTTAATAAAGAGATGGGAATACTTGGAGGCAATATGAGATTCAAGGCTTGTAAAGAACTAGGATTAAAAGATGTTTATATTATTAAGGTTGAAGATCTAAATGATTCTCAAATTGAACAGTTTATTATAAAAGACAATGTAGGATATGGTGAATGGGACTGGGACATATTAGCCAACAACTGGGAGATGGACAAACTAGAGGATTGGGGACTTGATTTGCCTTTAATGAATAATGATGAAGATGAATATACTAATAAGATTAAAGCACCAGTATACGAGCCAGAAAATGATAAGCCAGATATAGATACTATAATAACAAATACAAAAGTAAATAAACTATTAGAAGAAATAAAGAATAGTACTTTAGATAAAGAACAAAAAGAGTTTTTAAAGATATGTGCCTATAGACATTATGTATTTGATTATACAAAAGTTGCTGATCTATATGCTAACTCTGAAAATGAAATGCAGGATCTAATGGAAAAAAGTGCCTTAATAATTATAGACTTTGACAAGGCTATTGAAAATGGATTTGTAGAAATGAGTGATCAAATTGCTAAAACATATGGATGATTTTGCAGTATTTATTTTAACTCACGGTAGACCTAATAGTGTTAAAACAATTAAGACATTAAAAAAATGTGGATATACTGGTAAGGTTTTTATTGTAATAGATGATGAAGATGATAGTGCTGCAGAATACATAATTAAATATGGAGATAAAGTTAAGGTATTTAGTAAAGAAAAAATATCTAAGACTTTTGATGAAGCAGATAATTTTAAAGATAGAAGGTCAATAGTGTATGCTAGGAATGCCTGTTTTGATATTGCTAAAGATATAGGTATTAAATATTTTATGCAGTTAGACGATGACTATACAAGATTTGAGCAGAGGTTTGATGAGAATTTAAAGTACATACCATCAACTCCATTAGTAACAACCTTAGATTCTTATTTAGCCTCATTATTACAGTTCTTTAAAAAGACTAATATTCTAAGTATTGCAATTGCTCAGGGTGGTGATTTTATAGGTGGTTCTGAATCTGGCTTTGCTAAACAGGTAATGCTTAAAAGAAAATGTATGAATACTTTTATTTGTTCTACAGATAGAAGGTTTAATTTTATAGGTAGGATAAATGAAGATGTAAATAC